ATGGATGATAGCGGCGTTCACCCGGACGAAGAAGTTACCGAAGTACGAGAAATTAAGCCGGGGTAAAAAACCAGTCAGGAGCAGTCTGGATTTGAAACGAGCCATGCAAGCAACTGCGGCAAAGGAAAAGAGATAATGGCATCACAGCCTATTGGATCACTAAGAGCAGAACTTTCAGCCGGTCACGCGCAGTTTTCGTCCGATATGAAGAAGGCAAAGGACGCCGTCCAGAAAAACGCCTCCGGTATGTCCGCTGCAATGGGGAAGGTGGGTAAAAAGTTTACCGAAGCTGCAACCGCCCTGAATAAATACGCTGGCTATGCCGTTGCCGCTGCAATCGCAGCCTCTGTTGCGTTCATAAAGAAGCAGATCACCGTTGCCGATGAAATGGGGAAACTCGCACAGGCTACCGGCACCACCTCCGAGTATCTATCCTCTATGGCCCTTGTAGCCTCCCAGGGCGGCACAACCCTTGAAACTGTAGCGAAGGGCACCAAGAAGCTCTCTCAAAATATGTATGACGTGAGCAAGGGCATTGGAGAAGCCAAGGATGCCTTTGAGGATCTGAACATCAAGGTTGCGAACTCTGATGGAACTCTCCGAAGCTCTGAAGAGGTTATGAAAGACATTGCAACCCGATTCTCCAAGATGGAGGACGGCGCAGCGAAGACCGCCTATGCAATGGACATCTTCGGACGGGCCGGGGCAGAACTAATTCCCATGCTGAACGGTGGCCGGGACGGGATCGAACAGTTGCAGAAAAAGGCCGAAGAGATGGGGCTGGTTATCTCCACCAAGACCGCACTTGAAGCCGCCTACTTCAATGATCAACTTGATATTTTGATGAAATCGGCACAGGGGGCGGGCAGGGGCCTGGCTCTTAGTCTTATCCCCTGGCTAAACGAAACCCTTGCAGTAATGAAGCTGGCAAAAGAAGAATCCGGCACTCTCATGGCGGCGTGGGTGGGGTTAGGGGCCGTGGGGGAGGCAATCTTTGGGAAATCCTTAACGCAACAGATCAGAGAAGCAGAGGAAAGAGTAGCGCGTCTATCTGATCAATTAAAGAAAGCTGGGTCTCACGAGACAGCAGGGCTCAGAATACTCGGCATGGACACATCGGAAGCCGAACTTGCCGAAGCGCGGGCGCAATTAGATGCACTCCAGAGGCAGAAAGAAGCGATAGACGCAGCCGATAAATCCAGAATGGAAGCTTCTTTAAGGCGCTATCAGGAAGAGGCAGAACAACGTCGTAAAAATACAGAAGAACTGATCAAACAACAACAGGCCCGGATAGATGCTCAGATCAAAGCAAAGGAAGCGGAGATAGCCGCAAATGCAGAAGCAAAAAAAGCAGCCGAAGAAAAGAAACAATTAGAACAAGAGGCACAGGCATTATACGAATTGAGACGAGAACTCTATCTACAGGACGAAGCCGCTAAATTTGCAGAACTGGAAGAATATGAAAAAGAGTATGCAGAGAAACAGGCCAAATTTCAGGAAGCTCATAAACGCGCAACATTAACGTCAAAAGATTACGAACTACAACAATTGAGATCATTATATGACGAATACGCAACCTATATAGACGATAAAACAAAACTCGATGAATGGTATGCGGCAGAAAAAGAAAAGATACTCGGCAAAAGTGTTGAAAAAGAAAAAAGCAACATAAACGAACTCAAAACAGCTATCGAAGGCTGGGGCCGCGATAGTACCGATGCGATAGTAGAATTCGCCCGGACAGGTGAGATGTCCTTCAGTGACATGATCGACTCGATGATTGATGATCTTCTGAGGATGATGATTTACCAGAATACCACCGGGCCGCTGTTTTCTGGATTCGGGTCTATGATCGCAGGAAAAGGTTTTGGTGCTGGCGTTGCGGCTTTTCAAGGCTCCGCCCACGGCAACGTATTCCAGAATGGAAACCTCATACCTTTTGCATCCGGGGGTATCGTTACCCGTCCAACAGTCTTCCCTATGGCGCAAGGTGCGGGGCTGATGGGTGAGGCCGGAGCAGAGGCAATCATGCCCTTAACCCGTATCGGCGGGGACTTGGGAGTGAAGTCAACCGGCGGCGGGGCAGTCGTGAACATCTATAACAATGTGGGAGCCGATGTCTCAACCTCAGAGCGTACCACAGCGGACGGCCAGAAAGCGATTGATGTCTATATTGATCAGGCCGTGGCCAGGAAGCTCGGCACCTTCGGAAGTCAATCCAACAAGGCGATGCGTCAGAGCTTCGGGGCGCGTCAACAGTTGACGGGGAGATAGATATGGCAGTGCCAGCATGGGATAGTGATTTACCTCAAGAGCTATTTGTCAACGGCTACAGTCAGTCACCGCCGAATGTGACTATCAAGTCTGATATGGACGCAGGCCCGGCCAAAGTACGGCGGCGGTTCACGGCTGGCGTGGAGCCGGTATCCGGTACGATGCTGATGACAGCCGCACAGTTGGCGATCCTGGATACCTTCTTTAATACGACATTGCTTGGTGGTGCTCTTCGTTTTTCCTGGACGAAGCCGCCTGCTCATACCGTGTCGTGTGAGATGAGATTTACCGAGCCTCCGACATGGACGGCACTTGAGCCCGGAACGTATGAAGTCAGCATGTCATTTGAGGTGCTTCCATGACCACAACATCACTAAACTTCAGAGAAGCCGCTTTCTCACAGGAGACCGGCCGCGTTCCCATCGCCTTGATAACGTTGTCTCATGATGACCTTGCCGACGATATAAGGATCAGCACCGATCCGACGCAGGAATTGACCGAACTGACTACTGACACGGAGAAAGTATATGGCACCGTATCAAACGGTGACAACTACGTCTTCCTTCCCGTCCGAATTAAGCTCCCCGATGATACTGACGAGGGACCAGGAGAGATGCAGCTTGAGATCGACAACATTCATCGGGCTTACACCGAGACGATCCGAAGCGTTTATACGCCAGTGACGTGTCGTGTGGACATCGTGCTGGACAACGCCCTTGATACGATTGACGCAAGCTGGCCGGAATTTCAGCTAGTGAATATAACGTATAACGCAACAACGATAACCGGGACGCTCCGGCTTGAGACGCTTGAGTCCGAGCCATTTCCGGCGGGGGCGTTTGTGCCGTCGTACTTTCCGGGGCTGTTCGGGTGAGGGTAAGGTATAGGCAAAGCCGAGAAAAGGCCGTACAGGGCAAATATGAAGGCCGTTAAATAGTTGATATGATTGAATATGTTGGAATACCATTTTTGAAGGACGGAAACGACCGAAACGGGCTTGATTGCTGGAGATTGGTGGTCATGGTTTACAAGGATCGGCTGGGGATCGACCTCCCCGACTTCGCCGGGGCGTATGTGGACGGGTCTCTTGCCTCGCTGAAAAAGGTCTCCCGGATGATCCGGGACGGGAAACAGGCATGGCAGAAAGTTGACAAGCCTCTTCCCTTTGACGTGATCCTGCTCCGCACGGGCAGCATGGTGTATCATGTCGGGCTGGTTATTGATCGGAAGAGGATGCTCCATGTCATGGAGGGCATTAACTCCACGATTGAAGAGTTTACCGGTATACAATGGAAGAAGAAGGTTGAGGGGTTCTATCGCTATGTCCGATAGGCAGATCATCATAACACCCGCGCAGTTTCATGCGCCGAAGGTGATGCAGGTTCCGCATGGCCTGACAATCCGGCAAATCGTAGAACAGGCTGATGCCTCCGCGTGGACTGATACCTATATCGTGGAGATTGACGGTGTACCTGTTCCTCGCTCTCAGTGGTCCTTGATCCCTGATGAGAAATCCCATGTCCTGATCTATGCCCCCCTGCATGGCGGTGGGGGCGGTGGCAAGAACCCGCTCCGAACTGTCCTGACGATTGCAGTCATAGTTGCGGCGACGTATGTGTCCGGCGGGGCCTTTGCCACCACTGGAGGGTGGTTTGCTGCCGGTTCAATGTCTGCCTCTCTTGCGGCGGCGGGGACGCTTACCGCCGGAATGCTCCTCGTCAACGCCGTTGCTCCGGTGAAACTGACCGGGACAGTTTCTGCAAATCAGAACTATGAGGACTCCCCCACCTATTCAATCGGCGCAAACTCGAATCAGGAAAATCCGTGGGGTGTGGTTCCTGTTGCCCTTGGCACGCATAAAGTCTACCCTCCCCTTGGCGCAAAATCATACACGGAACTCGTTGGCTCAGATGAATATCTCAGAATGCTGGTGGTGTGGGGGTACGGTCCGCTTGATATATCTGATATCAAACTCGGCGATACGCTCCTGTCCTCGTACTCTAACTGCGAGATCGAAACAAACGAAGGGTGGTCAACGGATACGCCCTTGACGCTTTTCCCGTCGGCGGTCAATCAGGTTTCTGTCGGAACAATTTTAACCTCCGCCACAGGCCAGATCGTGAGAACGGCACAGGCGAATGTTGACGAGTTATCGGTTGACATATCTTTCCCCCGTGGGCTGGTCCAGTACAACAACGAGGGTACCCGCACGGCTCAGAGCGTTACCGTGCTTGTCCAATACCGTGAGGTAGGGGGAGGCGCCTGGACTGATGTAGAAACCAAAACTTTTACCGACTTGACAACCTCCGCAGTCCGCTACGGCTGGCGGTGGACAGTTGACAACACCAAGCAGTACGAGATCGGTATCACCCGCACAACCGCCGATACCGACGATGATAAAATCATCGACGAGGTGTACTGGACATATCTCAGGAGCATTGAGACCACCTACCCCATTTCGGTCCCTCACAATCTGGCGGTCTCCGCAATCAGGATCAAGGCCACCGACCAACTGAGCGGCACAATCGACAACCTCAATGGCGTTGTATCGTCTTATTGCCCGGTGTGGGATTCTGTCGAAGAAGAATGGGGCTCTGCTGAAGTAGATTATGAGATCACCAACAACCCCGCCGCCCTTATCAGGTGGGTGCTGATGGGGAGCGCGAACGCGAGGGCGCGGACATCTACGCAGATCGACAATGATACCCTTGGTGAGTTTTACGAGTTTTGCGAAACCAATGGCTACGCCTTTAATATGTATCGGGATTATACGGCCTCTGTATTCGAGACCTGCCAAGACATAGCGGCGGCGGCGCGGGGATCGGTAACGATTAAGGACGGCCTTTGGTCAGTGACTGCTGATACCGGAGAGCAGACACTCGTACAGCATATCACGCCCCGGAACTCATGGGGGTTCAGTGCGGAAAAGACACTGTATAACCGGCCTCACGCCTTCAGGATTAAATTCAAGAACGAGGATAACGGCTGGGATGACGATGAGCGGATTGTCTACGATGACGGCTACACCTCGGCGAATGCCACGCTTTTCGAGTCGATTGAATTTCCCGGAATAACCGATCCAGACTTGATCTGGAAGTTCGGGCGATTCCATATTGCACAGGCGCGGCTCAGGCCGGAAGTGTATACGCTTAACATGGACTTTGAGCACCTTGTTTGTCGAAGAGGTGACAAGGTCCGCGTCTCTCACGATATCCCGCTGTGGGGCAGCGGATGGGGTAGGGT